TTTGCTCTATTGATTCTTTATCGAAAATTCCTTTAACTGTTGAACTTGAACTAGCACTAACATCAGTAAAAGTTGCTGATTTAGCGAAATCGTCTGTATCAAAAAATATTGCTCGTTCTGTATCTGTTTCTATTGCCATATTACTTGTTTTTTTTTAAACATTTTGTTAATACTTTAACTAGGAATGGATTGGCCATGAATATCTTTTCGTAACCATTACCTACTGCTTTAGCAATAGGTTCCTCTCCTTTAGTATTCACATCAATATCTTCCATATTCATTATTATATGAAACATCTCGTGCATTAAAGTATTAAATAAACTTAAATCTTTCAACCTCTTATCTAAATGAAGTGTATGTAAATTAGGATCGTATAATCCTAAACAATCTTGAAGTATGACATAATGAACTTTAATCTTTCTTTTACCATACTTGATAAAAGATAATTTCATTACATTAGAATATTGCTAATAGTATAATAATAATAGCAACAGCAATCCCAATAGATGCTTTAGGGTGTGCCTTTGCTAACTTATACCAATTTCTTAAACTGGTAATCATAAGACTCCTCTATTTCTTTTTTCTCGAAAAAAAACTTTTCTTTTTAACAGTTTCTTTATGTTCAGGTTTTTTAATCGATTCAGCACTTGCAATAGCTTTACCCATACCGATTAATAATTCTCCATCGTTTTGAGTAGCTTCTATTACATCGCCAGCTTTTGCTAATTGACCTTTAACAAAAGTTTGTTTTAGTATTTTTATTTTCATAATAATTCCTTGTATCTAAAAGAAAAGGCGTGGTCAATGCCACGCCTAATCTTGTAAATGCGTTAATTACGCATTATTATCTTGAATTGCCGCAAAACTTTCTGCGTGTCTAACAGCAACATCTACATCGTATAACCCAATTATTCTAGTACCACCTTTAGCGGCATTAGTATAAGGATCAACAGATATATCTAAACTGCCCCATTCTCCAACAATCAGGTCATTAAAATTCCCGAATGTTAAAGCAGAGCAATCCCCACTTGATGAACCCTTTGTAAGAGTATCAGGCGAGTTTGTTGTTGAAAAGACATTGTAACCAAGTAGCTTGTTTTGATCGTTCATGATCATGACAGAGTCAGAAGAACCGACTTTAGCCGTAGCCATTAAACGAGAAACTGCAAGAGGAGAAGTAACCCAAGCCAACGCGCCTATATCTGCGTTGTCAGTAGCAACTTCTTTCCAAGTTTCAACAGCTAGTGCCCACGTAAAAGCACCACCATTCGTTCCGATAGCAACAGAACCAATACCTGAAGTATTTAAAATACCAGTTGGTTTGTTACTAGACCCAGAACCTTGAATAGCTTGCTTATCAACTTCATTAGAAAGTGTTTTTATAATATCATTTCTAACAATAGTTTCGATTGCGGGAGTAGATTGGTGCATTAAGTGTCTTGATATGTCAGTAAATGTTCCTAACGTTTTAGGAGCCATTGTAACTTGACGATATGTCGGGTTGACTTCTGTTACTGCTGAATTTTCTCCAACCCATGATGCAGAATTAACCGCATTTTGTGCTGGGATAGCAATATCGCCAACTAGACCACTTAAAAATAAAGCACCAGCTTGTTTAACAACCATTCTTGCTCTTAATGCTTCAATAAATGAACCACTTAAAAGGTTAGTTGCTACCAAGTTTCCACCGTCACCAGCAGCACCCTGAATAAGATCTCTAGTCCAACGAANGTCTGTTGGAACATAGATACCTTTCGGAGTTTTGCCAGTNTTACGAGAGATTTCATCAGACGCTTCTNTTTCAAGTTCNGCACCAGACCAATTTCCAGTTGNCATNGCTNTAATAGCTTTGACAAGAGAATAATCTCGTGATTCCTTGTTAGAAAGTCCAATGTTNTCTTTCTTGTCCAAAGGTTTTGCTTCCCCTAGTTTGTTTAAAACAATTCCTCTAAATTGAGCAAGAGAAACATTATCGTTAACTGCTTTATCTGCAAGGTCTTTACAATTATGTGCTGACCCTAAAGATTGTATTTCTTTAACTCTAGCTGTTTCTTCTTTTCTCGCTTTAGCGATTTGTTCTTCAACATTAACTTGAGAAGTTTCCACTTTTGGATTTTCTTTAGCTTTTTCCATTGTGTTTTTTCCAGTTATGATCTCAATAGTTTCTTTACGACTATCTTGATCGGTTGAACTATCATATCTACTACGTCCTACGCCAACAGTTGTGTCTGCTGGTACGGAAACAATAGACGCTTCCAATGGTTTCCAATTAACACGATAAGTTGGACTATCCTTGTCCTCATCATCGCCTTTAATTCTATCCATCTTCATTATTTCGTAGCCCACACTCACATTACTGCGAATGCCATCTACGACATCACGAAAAACCTCATCAGCTAGTTTTGATTTACCAAATCTCACGACTGCACGACCTACCTTGTCGGCATCGCTGATTTTAGCTTCTTCTATGACTCCTATTTGCTTTTCTAAATCGTGGTTGAGCAATAAAGGCGCACGACCACTAGCAATAAATGAAAAATCCACATCTTGCGGATTATGACTTAAAATTTCTGTTCCAAAACTTCTATCGTATGGTTCTTCAGAAGAAAATGCCAAGTCAACAGTTCTGTTATCTTCGCTAATCTCCTTTTTATTAAAACCAAATATACGATATAGTTTGTCTTTATCTGATTTCTGTATCATTACTTTTTTCTGAATTTGCTTTTCAGTTTCCATATTCTTTTCGACTTCTTGTTTGTTAATTTCTTGTTGTCCTTCTTTAAGAGATGATAATACATTAATTTCTGTACTAAATTCTTTGCTGTTCCCTTCTTTGTTAAAGCCATTATCTTTTTCGTTTTGTTTTATTGTCATATAATTAATATCTATTATTTTTCTTCTTCTTCTTCAACCTCTTTTGGTTGATTTTGTTGTATTTGTTTTTCTCCAAATGGTTCAAACGCTAATTGTATTCCAAATTTTGCTGCTAATTCTTTATCAGATTGTATTTGACTAAATACATCTTCTACGTCTCTACCGTAACCAGCTTGAACGTCTTGATGAGATAAAAAGCCATTTTCTACACCTACTCTTAATGCTTCAACCTCTTTTTTAGGATCAATCCATTGCCAACCTCTCGCTCTCCAAATAGGTTGATTAAATTTAGGAAATTTAGAAGCTGGAAGTCCATTTAATAAATCGGTTAATAAAATCATTTCTAACCAATTAGAATAAACAACATCGTGAAAATTTCTAATAATCTTATATTGTTCACATTGAAAATAATTTCTTTCTTCTAACGCACCTTGCCGAATACTTGAATAATTAACACTCTCTAAATCATTTGCTAGTGTATTATAACTAACATTTAAGCTACTTGCGATTGATCGTATAACTGATTTAGTAAAATCTTTAAAAGCTGTTGTTGGATGTTGAGGATCAAACGTTTGAAAATCTGTACCAGTTGGTAATTGTTCAAATGTACCAGGTTCAGCAGACATAACTGGATTATTAGTATTTGTTTTATCTTCTCCTGTATAACTATCGGCATCAGCAGATTTAAAAAAACCCATTTTACTTGCACCTACTCTTGCGGCAACCAGTTCAGCTTCCATATAACCATCTAACATTTTTAAATCTTTTAAACATGACGATAAAGGCGGAACACCTCTTGTTTGATGTGGTCTTTCTTGATGATAAAAATGAATAATCTGATTAGCTGGTACAACATTATATTTTGTACCTATATAAGAAGCTGCACTTAAATTTAGATCATCGTTTGGGTGTCTTTTTAATAAATGATAATTTATTGGCTTACCAAACTTATTAATTTCAATTCCCATACGAATTTCATTACCATTTGGTAAAATTTCGTTTAAATCTGGATCTAAAAAATCAGCTTCAATAAATTCAATAGCAAATTTATAAGGATTATCAAAATTTTTAATAATTCTAACTAAAACTTCGCCATCTCTTGCAAATGTTTCAGCAAATAATCGTTGGCAATCTATCCAACTCATTTTATTATCAGCAGTACAATTATAACCCCATTCTTTCCAACGTCTTTCGATCATATTATTAGCAAAAGAATCTAAAGCACCATTTGGATCACGACTTCTTACTTGAAGATGAACTCCTTTAGCACCAATAACATTATCCGTATAAACATTGATAAATCTTCTAGCGTAAGCATTATTTCTTGCTAAATCTCTTGACCGATTTCTTAAAACTCTTAAACTTTGTTTAATTTCAGTATCAGCAGAT